AGATCGATAAACGTTGGTCCGATGACAAGATTCGGGCCGCACTTGAGGCAGCCTGATGACGACCGCCGTTGACCTGTTCAAGCTTGCACTGAAGGATCTCGGCGCGCTCGGGATCGGGCAAGCGATCTCCCCTGACGACACGCAGGACGCGCTTGATACGGTCAACATGATGCTGGATTCGTGGCAGACCGAACGCCTGATGGTCTATCACCTGGTCGACACGGCGATCCCGTCGACCGGCGCACCGTCCTATACGGTCGGACTCGGCGGCAATTTCAATATCGCGCGGCCTATCAAGATCAGTTCTGCTTATGCGCGGCTGAATGCGGGCAGCTCGACGCCGATCGATTACCCGATCTCGCTGCTTGACTCGCGCGAGGACTATTCGCGCATCGCGCTCAAGGGGCTTCAGTCGTTCCCGGAGTGGGCGTATTACGACCCGGCGATACCGCTCGGCAACCTGCTGATGTACCCGATCCCGAACAACACGTTCGAGTTGCACATCGTGACTATGGAGCAGCTTCCGCAGTTCGCGACGCCGGCGGCCGTGGTCAATCTCCCGCCTGGCTACGCCGCCGCTATCCGCTTCAATCTCGCGCTCTGGCTGTGCGGCATGTATCAGATCGACGCGCCGCGCTCGGTGGTCGGATTGGCGCTCAGCACGAAACGCACGATCAAGCGGATGAACACGCAGATTCAGGCGATGACGATGCCGCGCGGGCTCGTCTCGAAGCAACGTTACAACATCTACAGCGGGTCCAACTACTGATGCGCGTACCTCTCACCTCAGGCGCCTACGCGGCGAAAAGCATCATCGCCAATGCTCAGCGCTCGGTGAATCTGTACGCTGAGCAGAACCCGCAGGATGCGCCGTGCCCCTTCACGTATTACACGACGCCGGGACTGACGCCATACGCGACGCCGCCTGTCGCGGGCGAAGCGCGCTGTTTGTTCCGCTCGTCCAACGGATCGCTGTTTTGCGTGGTAGGGAACACCGTCTATAGCTACGGCACGTTTCACGGCTATGCGCAGCTTGGCACGCTCACGACGTCATCGGGACCGGTGAGCATGGTCGATAACGGTACGGATGCGTTCATCGTCGACGGTTCGCCGACCGGCTACACGATCCATCTCGCGACCAACATCATGACGCAATGCACCGACGCGGCGTTCTACGGCGCGGATAAGGTGGATTACGTTGATGGCTATTTCATCTTCAATAAGCCGAGCGGGCAGCAGTTCTACATCTCGAAGTATTACGACATCGCATTCGATCCGCTGGACATCGCATCCAAATCGACGTATTCAGACAACCTCGTCACGCTCGCGGTGATGCACCGGGAGATCTGGCTGTTCGGCGAGTTGACAACCGAGGTCTGGTACAACACCGGCGCTTCCGACTTCACGTTCGGGCGCATGCCGGGCGTGTTCATCGAGCACGGCTGCGCGGCGAAGCACTCGGTCGCAAAGATCGATCTTGCGCTGTTCTGGCTTGGACAGGATCTGCAAGGGCAGGGCATCGTGTTCGCGGGCCGGAACTACCAGGCTGAGCGGATCTCAACGCATGCGCTTGAGCAGGAGTTTCTAACCTACAGCCGGATAGACGACGCGATCGGCTTTTCGTACATGCAGGAAGGGCATGCGTTCTATGTTCTGAATTTCCCGACTGCCAACAAGACGTGGTGTTTCGATACCGCAACGGGGCAGTGGGCGCAGCGTGCGTATCTGGAAGCAGACGGATCGCTTAGCCGCCACCGGATGAACTGCCACGCCGCGGTAGACGGGCAGAACATCGTCGGAGACTGGCAGAACGGAAGCCTTTACGTGCTCGACTCGGGCGCGTACACGGACAACGGCAACCCGATCCTGTGTATTCGGTCATTCCCGCACATCTCGGGAAAGGACGGCAACCGCGTCATGTTCCGCCAGTTCATCGCAGACATGGAAGTCGGCAACCCGGCGCCGCTCCCGACGATCACGCAATACACGGACGCCGACGAGATCACCGACGACGGCCGCCCGGTCGTGACTGATACGGAAGGCGCGAACATCCTCATCACGCAGGCGCAATCGGTTCAAGACCAGCGCGCGCCGGAAGTGCGGCTGCGGTGGAGTGACGACCGCGGGCGATCATGGGGAAACGCGGTGACGGGAAGCCTTGGAAAGGTCGGCGAATACCTGACGAGCATCCAGTTTCAACGGCTCGGCTATGCGCGCGACAGGGTGTTCGAGCTCTCATGGTCGGCGCCGGTTAAGACAGCGCTCAACGGCGCGTTTGTCGACGTATCGGCGGCCCGCACATGAACAATCAGGCCAACATCCCCGGCGCTGGAACGCCGCTCACCGACAAGGACGGCCGCATCACGCAAGTGTGGTGGCCATTCCTCGTATCGCTGTTCAACCGGACCGGCGCCGGCACTGGCGTTCCTCCTGTTTCGGCCGATGGTCAGGACGCAAGCGCGCTGTCTGAGTCGATGGTGGCGCAACCTATCGGGCCGCTCATTAAGGCGGCCTCTAGCGCGCTGATCGCTTCGCAACAGGTCGCACCATCAAACGCCGCGTTGCTTGCGCGCGTGGCGGCGCTAGAGGCTGCGGTCGCGGCGCTCACGATCGCCAACAGTTCCCCGACGCGGCGCATGTCCGATCTCGACGCGGAAATTAATTCAATGGTGACGCCGCCGACTGGCATCACCGGCACAGTCATCGTAAAGGGCTAGAGCCAATGATCACATGGAAGCAGTTTTCGCAAGCCGTTCTGACTGGTTCGGCTGTGCAGCAATATGTCGCGCCGACCGGTACGCAATCGACCATCCAGGCTGTCAGCCTGTGGAATCCGGGCGCGTCGCCTGTGTCTGTGAAGTTCTACATCGTGCCAGTTGCCGGCGCAGAAACGGACGCAACGACCGTCGATACGGTCACGGTTCCCGCCGGCCAGTCCGCGCCGGCTCCGAACATGGTCAATCACAAGCTGAGCGCTGGCATGATGATTTGGGCGCTTGGTAATGGCGTAACGTGCACGATCTCTGGAGCGGAGAACGTACCGCAATGACGAATGAATCGCTGCTCCGCAGGATGTTTGAGCGCGTCGACGCGGGGCGGTACGGGATCACCTGGAAGCAGTTTTGCGATCACTTCGCCGATTGGAAAATTCATCCGTTCGATGGATATGCCGGCGCGGTCGTCCAGCGCGGCCCCGAGGTTCATATCGTGTTCTTCTCTGATCCAAAGGGAAGCATTCGCGGTCATCTGGTTCGTCATCTTCAGCGAGTGATCGACGAGTTCGGGCATGCCGAAACACTCGTTGAGAGCTGCAACGAGAAAAGCATGCGCTTCTGTAGGCGGCTCGGATTTGTCCCGGTTGAAGTAAGGGGCGGTTCGGTCTTTATGCGCTGCGCACAATTCGCATATTCGAGGCAAAAAAAATGAGTCTTGTCGGTAGCATCATCAGTGGCGTCGGGAGCCTGGCGGGCGGCCTTATTGGCGCCAACGCAAGCAAGAGCGCTGCGAGCACGCAGTCAGATGCGGCCAAGTACTCGGCCGATCTTCAAAACCAGCAGTGGCAAAAGACGCAGCAAAACCTTCAGCCCTATATGGACTTGGGGTCGAGCTACATCAATCCGCTTAAAGCCGCGCTGTCGAACCCGATGCTTACGCAGACGTTCACGGCCCCGACTGCGGCGGAAGCGCAATCGACGCCAGGCTATCAGTTCACGCTCGATCAAGGGCTAAAATCGGTCCAGAATAGCGCGGCGGCTCGCGGGCTCGGTACGTCAGGAGCAGCGCTGAAGGGGGCGGCGAACTATTCGACCGGCCTCGCTGACTCTACCTACAACGACGTGTTTAATCGCGCTCTTCAGACGTTCAACACGAACTACAGCAGCGCGTCGAACAATGTCAACCGGTTGCAGGGTGTCGTCGGTACAGGCCAGAATGCCGCATCCGGTGCGGGCGCACTCGGCGCGCAGGCTGCCGCAAACATCGGAAACACGGTCACGAGCGGCGCCAATGCAACGGCGTCTGGCACGGTTGGAGGTGCGAACGCACTGACGAGCGCGCTCAATGGTGCAGGTAACAGCGCGATGCTGTACGGACTGACGCAAAACAACGCGACCGGCACGGCGGCTGCAAATCCCACTTACGGCACGACGGCGGCCGGCAATCCGAACTACTTCACGGTCTAACGATGCCACTCGACACGAACATCGCATTGAATGCGAACGCGCCGGCCGCGATGAACCCGCTTCAAACGGCGTTGCAGGTCGCGCAGTATCGCGCCTACAACGCGAACGGACTGGCGGCGCAGCAGCAGCTTGACGCCAACAATGCGGCATCTGATGCGTTCAAGCAAGCGACGGATGCCAACGGCAACACTGATTACAACAAG